CGGAGCTCATTAAAATAGCACCACTGTCTAAAATGTTTATGTTGCTGGTACCGTTTGAAATACCCGAAACACCGCCAGCAGCAAACAAGGTGCTGAAGTTGTTGTTGGTTTTGGTAAATGCAGTACGTAACGGGTCACCTTGCCCGTCATTTGCTACAGTTCCTATGTTGATGATTTCTTGTGATGTGGCCATGTTTTGATTCGTCCCAGTATGGTATTTACCAAAACTTTGCACACCGCTAAATACTGAGAATCGGAGTGATCAATGTCATACATCATCAATAATACTCGTGGGCAAATTGTGGCTGTGGTGGGGGATGGTACCATAAACACCACTGCCACAGATCTTGCACTTGTGGGGCGAGCTGTCACCAATTACGGTGAATATCAAAACGAAAACTACGTATATTTGTTGGAAAACTTTGCCAATCCTGCCTCGCCCCCGCAGCCTATTTTGGGACAACTTTGGTACAATTCCAGCACCGATGTGATCAACACGTACAGCAGTGCCAATGCCTGGATTGCGTTGGCCACGCAAGATTATGTACAAGCTGCCAAAATATCTCCAGCTTTTACTGGAGTACCCACTGCTCCCACTGCCACAACTGGCACAAACACCACGCAAATTGCCACCACTGCGTTTGTACAAAATGAAAAAAGCAGCCCAGTTTTTACAGGAACTCCAGCAGCGCCAACTGCCAGCGTTGGCACAAACAACACGCAAATTGCCACCACTGCATTTGTGCAACTCAACAAAGACAGTCCTGCGTTTACCGGTACTCCCACTGCACCCACTGCTGCTGCCAATGTTGCCAACACACAGATTGCCACCACTGCGTTTGTTCAAACCAAGATAGGTGCTCTAGGCACAATGTCAGTTCAGGATGCTGGTGCAGTTGCCATCACTGGTGGTACCATAACTGGTTTGTCATCTGCCATACCACTGGCATCAGGTGGCACAGGAGCCAACACAGCCGCAGATGCAAGGACCAATCTTGGCCTGGGCACCATGGCCACGCAATCAGCCAGCAATGTACAAATCACCGGCGGAAGTATTTTTGGATTGACTTCGTCTGTGCCCTTGGCATCAGGTGGCACAGGAGCCAACACAGCAGCAGGTGCAAGAACCAATCTTGGTCTAGGCAGCATGGCCACTCAGAATTCTTTTGAAGTGAGCATCACTGGTGGCAGTATACTGAATTCTTCTTTTTTCAATGGTACTGTTACTGGGTTGATAAATCCCTTGGCTGTGGTTGATGGTGGCACTGGCGCCACTAATGTTGTGGGAGCAAGACAAAATCTTGGCCTGGCGTCAGGTGCCACAACCACTGTGGGCACCATGGCTGTGCAAAATGCCAGTGCAGTCACCATCACTGGCGGAACTATTACTGGTATCGCACCCATTGCTGTTGCTGCAGGTGGCACAGGAGCCAGCACCGCAAGTGGTGCAAGAGACAATCTTGGCATCACCTCGGTGTTTAACAGCCTGGGTACCATGAGCTCGCAAAATGCCAACGCAGTCACCATCACTGGTGGCACCATCACTGGTGTGGTCATGGCAGTTACCGCAGGTGGTACTGGAGCGACTACGGCTGCTGCTGCGCGAACAAATTTAGGCTTGGTGATTGGTACAGACGTAGCGCCTGTGGCGTCCCCCGCATTTACTGGTAACCCCACTGCGCCGACAGCCGCATTTGATGATAACGATACGTCAATTGCCACAACCGCCTTTGTGCAAGCCGCGCTAGCCAAACTTTATCCCGTTGGTTCTGTATATACATCTACAGTTTCTACAAACCCCAACTCGTTGTTTGGTTTTGGTACTTGGACAGCGTTTGGCGCTGGCAGAGTTTTAATCGGTAATGGCGGGGGGTTTTCCGCAGGCGCTACAGGCGGTAGCGCAGATGCAGTTGTTGTTAGCCATACTCACACGGCAACATCAACAGATTCTGGACATGTCCACTCAGGAGCATTGCAAACATTTTCTGCGGGTGGACAAAATGCGTCAGGCGCTCCAAACTTTATTAACAACATTAATACTGGAACGGGATTTGCAAACATTACAACAACAGTTAACGCAACAGGTGTATCAGGAACAAACGCAAACTTGCAACCGTACATTGTTGTGTACATGTGGCAGCGCACTGCTTAATATCAGACTGAGAAACTTGAACCACATCCGCAAGTACTAACTGCTTGCGGATTGTTTATGACAAAGCTGGCACCCATGGCATCTTCCCGGTAGTCAATTGCTGAGCCCTGCAGGTATTGCATGCTCATGGCATCTACAACAACTTGCACTGTGTCATAGGCAAAGTCAAAATCATCTTCGTTTTTGGCTTCGTCAAAGGTGAAGCCATAACTGAATCCTGAACATCCTCCACCTTGTACAAATACACGTAACATCAAGTTGGGGTTGCCTTCTTCGGCCACAAGTTCTTTTAGTTTGTCAACGGCTGCTGGTTGTAGGTTCATTTTGTTTCTTCCTTTGAGGGTGGTTTAGGGGTTTGGTACACGTTTCGACGCTGTGCAGCCACTACCATTCGCATGCACTGTGTTCGATCTCCAAAGTGCTGGATCTTTTCACAGAATGTGCTACTGCCGCTGTATGTGGCCATGCACATGTATTTCTGATCTGGATTTTGCATGGTCAAGCACTGGCTGAGATCCGCATGAGCTGCCATGGGCAACACAGCCAGCAACAACCACATCATGTGATGTTTAAAGACGTTCATTGCAAACGTCCCAGTCAATAATTTTCCAAATATTGTCTAAGTAGCGTTCTTTGTCCCACTGATAGTCTGTGGCCCAGACATGTTCCCACCAGTCAACCAGCACACAGATATCTGTGCGCACAGCATGATTGGCAATGGTCTTGATGTCGCCGCCAGTACTCAAATACACCCAGCCCGAGCCCTGTATCTTCATGGCAACTTCTTTGAACTGTTCCTTAAAGTCTTCGTAGGTCTTAAACTTTTCTTCAATCAAGGCCAGCACAGCACCACGCGGTCTGTTGGCACCTTTGACAGGTCTCAGCTGAGGGAAAAACTTGTTGTGTAAAAAACTGCCGGCACGATTGAAATCCGCATTGCCTTCTCCAGCATTGTAACGTTTGGCATATCCTTTGGCCAAGTGTCCATAATGATATTCTAAACTTTCTTTACTCAACACAGGTGCTAGATCTTTTTCACCATATGGCAAAGGAGTGGTTTCCAACTTGGCCGGTCTTGTGCTGGCTTCTACTAGGTCAATATGTTCACGCATAGGAATATTTATCTACGTCGAGTGATTCGGCCACGTGTCAAATCATACGGACTGAACTCCATGGCAACTCGATCGCCCAGCAATACTTTGATATTGTGGGTACGCATCTTGCCTGACAAATACGCAATTACTTCTGTGTTGACATCATCCAGTAATACTCTAAACATGGTATTGGGCAGGATTTCTTTTACCCGGCCCTCCATGCTGATTGTTTCTTCTTTGGCCATTACTTGACCCAGTCACCAACCACTTGCATGCTGGTGACATCAGTAGATGTATCAAAAAACAAGGCTTTTTTATTTTTGGTATGACAACAAGTATACTGTCCAGTCATCCAAGGCAACAGCAGATCTATATACACTGGTTCAGAGACATCATATAGCCAAAGGTTCAGTTGAGACTCATCAAAACCCAATGGAACTTCTGTTTTTCTATACGCACCTAGAATTTTTCCATAACTCCATTGCCACTCTTCGTGTTTTTCATGCACCACATTCCAGGTAAAAACTTTACTGGGTTGTAGCAATTTTTCTACTTCTGGTGTGCATCTAATATTTAGATTCACTTTGTCTTTTTTGACATGTCTGCTCCAGAAACTTGAAATATTAGCACCTGTCTGAGTGTGGGGCAATGCCTGATCTTTTTTGTCATAAATTGAGTATTTTAGCACACTTCGATTGAATTGAAACTCACTCATGTCTCCGGCCACAGCGTCCGACATGCTGATTTCGTAATCAATGTCTGCCAAACTGTAAATTTTTTCAAAGTTAGCAGTGCTGGTCAATGGTTTGACATTTTGTAATTGCGAAACGTTTTGACCTTTAGGTGCAAAGGCCACAGTTTTTAACTCATGTGCAGTGCGCCCATTCATTATGCTGGCCACCAATCTAGCAAGTCCTGTGGTGATTTTTAGTTCAGTACTGCCTGCAGGTATTGATCCAAACATAGGAAATACAAATTCGTCATTGATTAAAATATTGCTCAAATGATTTATAAAACCCAGATTTTTTTTGTTGTCTTCTATGGCATGTTTGGTAATAATGTCAATCACTTGTTGATGGCATTTTTTATAAAATTCTTCGCTGACAGCATCA